AGGCAGCCGATTTGGTGGATTTTGACCACGGCCGGTGAGGACCCGGATCGCGTGTCAATCTGCTGGGAACAGCATGAGTATGCGCTCAAAGTTTTGGCGGCGCGGGATGGCACCGGCGACCCGGAGGACGATGATCCTACCTGGTACCCGGTGATCTATGGCTACCAGGGCGATGATATCTACAATGAGGATAACTGGTACAGGGCCAATCCATCGCTGGGGATTACAAAATCACTGGATGCCATGCGGACCGCAGCTCGCAAGGCCAAACGCAACCCGGAGGATGAGCGTCTATTCCGCTGGCTGGGTCTCAACCAGTGGGTAACCTCGAAACTGTCCACCTGGCAGCCGCTCGAACTGTTTGACCAGACGGTCGGGAGCTGGAGCCGCGCTGACCAGCTCGGCAAAGAGTGTTATCTGGGCCTGGATTTGTCTTCGACGACCGATCTTACCTCATTGGCAGTTGTTTTCCCGCCGCAGGGCACACAGTATGACTGGCGGGTGTTTTGGCACAACTGGATCCCCGAGGATAACCTGCGGGAGCGCATTGACCGCGACCACGTGCCTTACGACAAATGGATCACGGCCGGTCATATCACGGCGACACCCGGTAACGTGGTCGATTACACCAAAGTCGAGGAGACCATCCTCGAAATCAAGAAGTTTTATAAGGTGCTTGAGGTCCCATCGGACCGCGCGTTTGCCGCGATGCTGCTCCAACGCCTGGAGCAGGCGCCTAATAACCTCGTTTGTGTAGACATCCCCCAGACGTTTAAATCATTGACGGCGCCGATGAGCCTGGTCGAGGTGCTGGTTAAAACGGCGGCGAAGCAGAGCGGCGACGAGATGGACCAGCTCAAGATGCAATTGGCAAAGCTATTAACCGATGCAGGTGCACCGGGATTGAAGCCCAGCGTACTCGGGAGCGGAATGACGCACGAGAACAATCTGGTCGCTCGCTGGGCCTGGGGCAATGCCAGTATGGCCAAAAACGGCAACGGCGAGACGAAGCTTGTCAAGGAACATAGGGGTCGAGTTGTAGATCGGACAAAACGAATTGATCCAATTGTGGCGCTGATTAATGCAATGGCGCGGGCGCAGTTTTATACGCCGAAATTAGATCTTAACGCATTGGTCTTGTCAGAAGACTGGGGGATGTGATGCAAACGTTTCTACAGAAACATCTCGACGATTTGCTTGCACTGGCTGGTTGCGCACTTTTGCTGTATGGCACATACGAGTTATCGCCTTTGGCCGTCTGGTTCGTGGGCGGTGGAATGTGTCTAATCGCCAGTGTTTTGTGGGGAATAGGGCAAAAGGGTAACCAATGATCATCAGCAATGTCTTTTCTCGCACCCAAAACCGAGGGGATTCTGTCGGCCAAATGACGCTTCCAGATTTAATACAGGCGCTCAACTTATCCGGAATGACGTCCTCTGGGCAGGTCGTCAACGAAAAAAACTTCAAAAAAATCTCTACAGCCTACCGCTGTATGGATATTTTGTGCAACGATTTCGCGAAAGTCCCCGAGCAGGTGTATGTCAGTCATGGACCTGGAGAGATTGAGCGCCAGCGGCCAAACGCTCGTACACAAAACACAGCCTGGCTATTGGAAAAATCCCCAAACCGATGGCTGTCGCCCTTTAAATTTAAGCGATTACGCATGCACTGGCTGCTTACAACTGGCGCCAGTTATGTCTGGCAGCCCCCACGCAGGCCAGGATTTCGGCGCGAATTATTTATCTTGCGGTCCGATCGGACAGAACCCGTTTACGATCTGGATGGGAATCTCTGGTACAGAACTATCTTTTCGGGCGGGCAGACGGAATATATCCCATCCGTAGAGGTGATGACGATGCTAATTAACTCCGAGGATGGGATTGTTGGTAATGGAGTTATCCCTTATGCCCGTGAGACTATGGGTCGTCTGATTGGCGCAAATGTTACCAAAGGCAAATATTACAAAAACGGTTTGAATCCTGGCGGGATCATGTGGACGGCAGGTGATCTCGGATTCGAAGGACGGCAAAAAGTCCGCGAAAAATATCAAGAGGCGATGGGTGGAGCCGAAAACGCATTTTCGCTTGCTGTCCTCGATAGCCAGGCGATGAAATATGAACCCCTCTCGATGAAGGCTATCGATGTGGCGTTTCTGCAAGGCATCGAGGGTGATGAACTTGAAGTTGCCGACTTTTTTAATATGCCGCTCTATAAATTGAACCGCGGTAAGGAATCCTACAACTCGAATGAGCAAAAAGCTCAGGACTATCTAGATTCGACGCTCGATCCTTATCTAATCCAGGCCGAAGAGGTTGACGGGCAAGGCCTGCTGACTGAGCAAGAGCAGGAATACACCTACATCCGATTTAACCGAGACGCCTTGCTGCGCACAGATATCAAAACCCGTGTCGAAACCATTGCTAAACGGCTATTTTCGGGCCAACTCACGATCAATCAGGCGAATCAGATCGAGGATCAGCCCGCATTTCCAGGCGGAAATATCCGCCTGGTGCCTGCCAATATGGCTGTACTGGCCGAGGACGGCACAATCACACCGATCTCGACCAAACAGCAACCATCAGCGCCATCATCCGGAGGAGGTGACAATGCCTAAACCTATACGTTTGTTCAACGGGAACACCAAACCGCATGAACCGTTCTGGCGTTTCCGAAACGCCGCAGCCAGCGAATCGGGAGAGCCTGAGCTGGAGTTTTATGGCTACATCAGCGAATACTCATGGTTTGAAGACGACATCACGCCGCAAATGTTCAAGGATGACCTCTATAAAAACGGAAATGGGGGTCCGGTAACAATCCGAATTAATTCAGGTGGTGGCGATGTTGTTGCAGCCAGCGTGATCCGTTCGGTCATCGTCGATTATCCGGGCAAGATAACTGTGCGGATTGATGGTCTTTGTGCATCGGCCGCGACATTTGTAGCAATTGCTGGTGATCACATCCGGATGCAGGATACTGCGTTTTTTATGATCCACGACCCGATCGCGGTGGCCATGGGAACCGTTGACGAAATTAAGCGAGTGATTAGCCTGCTCGAAACGGTAAAGGGCGGGATCGTCGACGCCTACCGGGCTAAAACAAAGCTCGATGGGAATAAGCTGTCAAAAATGATGAACCGGGAAACGTGGATGACAGCTAAAGAGGCCAAAGATTTTGGCTTTATTGATGAGGTAATCTCCACGAATCAAAAGGTATTTCCGGGGGCGGAAAACGTGGCTATCACAAACGCTCTCCGTAACTACGATCACGTTCCGGCCGATCTTCTCGCGCGGCTGAAGCCGCCGGAACAAAGGCAGGCAGAGGAGCCATATGTTGCGCTCCGCGCCGAAGCACACAAAATCCTTTTAACAAGGGGTGAGGCATGGATTTAAAGAAATTGCTGGACGCTGTCAATGAGTCCCAGGCGCGGAAAGAAAAAATTTCCGCGCAGATCGTTGGTCTGTTCGACCAAGGAAAAACAGAGGAAGCGGTAAAACTCCAGGATGACCTGGATAAGGCAAAACAGGATTACAAAACCGCCAATCAGTTGTACTTATCTGTGCTGGATGCAGTGAGCGGCGATGGCGACCCAGCCCGCCGGTTTGTCCCAGCCAATAGCGACAAAGAGCCGCAAAAAGTGACCGAGATGCGCGCCAGCCGCGAGTATTCTCAGCAGTTTTGGAATGCCTTTAAGGCGGGCGCATCGCCAAAGACAATCAAGGGACGCATGCACTCAGCAGAGGATTTCCCGATGTTGATGAATGCGATTACCGAAACTGGGGGAACACCTGCGGGATCCGAGGGTGGTTTCCTGAATCCGGTGGATTTTGACAATATGATCCATCAGTATCAAAGCCTGGCGGTTGATCTGGCCCCATATGTCAATGTTGAAAACGTGACAATGTACAGCGGATGGCGCGTTTTCGAAAAAGCTGCCGCCGCTCTACCGTTTGCGCTGATCAATAAAACTGCATCCGCTGGCCAGCGTTTACAGGCAACCGAATCGCCCGAATTTGAGAAGCTGGAATATACCGTAAAGGACTACGGCGGATTCCTGCCCGTTGACAATTTCCTTCTGTCGGACACCCCAGTCAATATTATGGCGTATTTAGCCAAATGGATGGGGCGGAAGGTCTCACTGACGAACACCAGTCTGGTCATGGCTATTATCAACGCTCTCTCCACAACCGCCGTGAGTGATTATAAGACTGTGTTTGCCCGAATCAAAACAGCCCTCAATAAAACACTGGACCCGGCGATTTCCGCGAATGCCTCAATTTTTGTCAACCAGAGCGGTCTTGATCTGCTCGACCAACTTACCGATGGCACTGGACGACCGCTTTTGCAGCCTGATCCATCCAACGCGACGCAAAACCGGATTAAGGGGCGCCTGGTTGTGCCTGTCCCGTCCTCTCAATGGGCGGATTTGGACGGCCCAGCGAGGACGCGGATTGTCATCGGTGACGCCCGTGAGGTGGTCACCTTATTCCGCCGCCAGGCGATGGAGACGGACGCAACCAATATTGGTGGCAATGCCTGGCGCGATAACAATACCGAGGTGCGGGCAATCATGCGCGCGGATGTTAAGAGCGTTGATACCAGTGCGGCTGTCGTTTTGGCGGTGCAGTTGCCCAGCTAGTTAGCTGGCGCTTTAATAATCT